TGTCGTAAGTACCATCACCATACGGTTCATCATTAAACGACTCGGTGCGGTTATCTTCGCACCAATTGAGTGCAACACAGTGAATCCTGGTAGCATCATGTAGAAGACCGTTTGTTTCTAGGTCGAACACTATCGTCCCGACTCCAGATGTAGGTTTTGTCGACAAATTTGGCTTGTTCAACTGCTTGTTGCGATGGTGGATTAGGTTTATTTAATTTTGATACATAAGCATCCCAAGGGTGTACGTATTTAGAAGTCTGTTGCTGGGTTGAATCCTGGTGTGGGTTCAATTTCATGTTCGTTAAATCTGCAAGTGTTTAAATCATAACTTAAGTTACATGCGACCCCAACCTCGCCTGAATAGCGATTCTTAAGGACTCGCACAGTCGTAAGCTTTCGTTCAGCTCCGCTCTGCTGATCGACCTCAAGGGCAACGACTTGATCAGAAATTTGAGCGATTGAGTGTGATCCTCTAAGCGAGGACAAGCTAACTCTTCCGCCTTCTTCATGGCTGTTTCTATCATTACTCGCCCTCCTTAAATGCGAGACTAAAAATAATGCGATACCTGTACGTTCAACTAAGCTTCGTAACCTAGTCATCGTGGTATCAATCATGCGTCGTTCATCACCATCTAATCCACTCAGTAATATACTAAGGTGATCTAGAATAATGACTTTACATTCAAGTCCGGTGGCAAGAAATTCAATCCTGTTGAAGACGATATCTGGATCATAACTTCCAAACCCATCATAACAATAAAGATTCCAATTGGCAATAGAATCTGAAAAGGCGGCGTCAAGTTCTTCTTGCTCATATTCTCCTATTAGAAAATTCTTTCCAACAGCTGTGGACATCAATCCAAGTGCTGTTTGTCTATTGTTTGCTTCAAGCTCCAAGATCCCAACTGATTCGCCTTTGCTGAGCAAGTCAGCTGCAATGTGGCGCATGATGCTGGTCTTTCCTGAGCCAGAGCCAGCAGTAAATGTTGTAAGGGTACCATACCGGATCCCGTGTAGCTTCTCGTTAAGTCCTTTGAATGGATACTCATGATCAAATGGTGCTTGTGGTGTAGTTACCAGCTCCCTAAGAGTTTTTGCATCAACGATTCCATCAGGTCTGTATGGTTCTGCATTCCATATAGCTGTTCTGATAGCATGGCTATCGTTAGCCATTAATGCATCAGATGCATCTTTGTATTCTGGTGATAACTTAGCTATTAATGTACCAGAAAGTTGGTACATAGCTCCGCCTTTCTCATCATCACCTAAATATTTTTTAATACCAGGTGGTAGTATTGATGCAACTTCTTTAGCTGCATTTTGTCCAGGTTCATCATTATCAAAAAGAATAACAATAGATTCATAACCCTGTAAATATTCTATCTGCTTCCTAATGTCTTTCTTTGCGGAAGCAGCGCCATGTGGTAGTGATACCACTGGCCAACCGCTGTAAGCTTCATAGACACTGGCAGCATCTAACTCACCTTCAGTAATAACAACACGTTTACCGCTACTAGGAAACAAATGCTGACCAAATAAGGTATCAGTGGAAACTCCTTCATAAATGAAATCTTTCTGCTTGGTTTTTATTTTGACTCCTTTAAGAACTCCATCGCTTGTAAAATATGGGAAGCGTAGAGTGTTTCCATCTCTGAAAATCCTAAAGAATTGGTTAGTTTTCTCAGAGATTCCTCGTTTATGCAGCCGTTCGGCTGATCCTTTGAGGTGTACATTGACATTCATGTTTTGATTGTGAATAACATCTTCATCGCCTGGTGTCCTGTGATGGCACACGAAGCACCAGGTGTGACCATCAGAGTACAAACTAAGTGCATCTGATGAGCCACATTCTGGACACGGCTCATGCCGTATGAATTCGCTGATCATATCAACCAATCGAGTGGAATATTATGGAAAGAAGTCCATGGTATGCCTAGGTTTTCACACCATTGTGCATATGTAGTCTTAGACTTCTTAGATATTGTATTATATGGTGCTTGAAAGACCATCCTTAGATCTATGTCTGGATTATCTTTCACTATTGTCTTGATCTTACGTCTGTCTTGAGCATCCCAATAACCCTTACATTCTAAAACAACATGATTAGGCAGTATAAAATCAGGCGTGTAATGGTGCTGTATAACATAAGATATCTTTTTCGATTCGTATTCATATGATACACCAAGCTCAGTGAGAAGATCAGCGACCCTCTCTTCTAAGCCTGATCTATATTTAGAAGTCTTCTTCTTCGGCATCGGTGGTTGGGGTAACATTAGGGTCACTAGTTTTGAACCCTGCTGTAGTACCAAATAGTTCTGCTACTTCAGTAGCGTCTAAATCTCCAGTATCTACACCAGCAGTCCCTTTCACTGAGACAACCTGTACACCAACCAACTTGAGAGAACTACCATAGGTAACCCCATCCCGTAGAATATAAGGCTTTTGATAGAAACCCAGTTTAACAGTCGATCCAGCATAAAGCGGCGTCTTAGTATCGGTTACAGGTGAACCCTCTGTGTCTACCACAGGTGGTCTTTTATCTTCAGACCAAGAGAACTTGATCTTAAACTTACCCTTAGAGACTTCTTCCCATGGCTCAGGCTTGAGCGTGGATCTCTTAGGGTTCTTGAGTTTACTTTCTGCCCACTTAAGGACTTCAGTACGCTCATTCTCTAGTGTATTGATGATGTCATCACCAACCACGGCAGCTAAGGAGTAACCAAACTTACTAGGTTCTAGTACTGCTTGGAATCCTTCTAGTGTTACGCTATCTGTTTTATGTATAGTTCTAGCCATCGTGAGTACCACCATCCAATGCGTCCAGGTCTGCACCTGATTTGGCTGGTGCTATCTGCTTAGCTAAATTTGCACGATAGGCAGTTAGTTCTTCAATACGGTTATCAATAACACGTAGTTGGTTTTCTTTCAGCTCTTTTTCTGCTTGCTGTAATCTCTCTTCAGAGACCACAACTACCCTAGTGGGTGAGAAGAAGCTGTCAAATAATGTGTACATTTAACAGAAAAAATAAGTGGAATCAATTACAGACCACTCTTTATCAAGAGTGCCTACAATCGGTGGTTCAGTTTCCGCCATGATTTGCTTGGCGAAATTGGTTAAATAGTCTTGCTTAGCAAAGAGATCCATATAAGTTTCTCTTACTATAGTAGACAATAAAGACATATCAGTAGCTCTACATAAGACACTATCATGTATTAAAGCAATTGGTGAATCGAAACGTTGTACGCTTAGGTGTAATAGACTAGCATCTAGAGAATGTATTAGGTTAGGTGCGGTTGCAGCCTTGTGCCTAGCTCTATCTACTTCATTAGAATCATCAGTAGCTACTTGTATTTTACAACGTCCTAGTAACTGTAACTCTAAAGACTCTACTTTCTTCTTCATTATACGTTGATGGACAATGAATCCTGATGGTGTAACCCATCCTAATTCTGCCATACCACGATCAATAGCTTTAGCTACCTCATCCTCTATCCATTTCATAACGGACATCGGACCTGGTACTACCTTATGCATAGCGTCTCTAACAGCTTGTACTGTTTGAGTTAGTTCATCCTTGTCTATCTCTACATCCTTTTCTTTCAAAGCGTCCCTAATGTAGGTACGATTAGAAAAAGGTTTGGCGTTGTATGGAATTGTCATGACAGTGCGTTTAACACACTTCCGATCCCAAATATCTCGGAGACGGTCAGGTATATTCCATTTGGATACCTCCGCCACAACCTTGTATGCGTCTTTAGGTCTATCAGCAGGTAGCACGTTGACGAGTTCGGCTGTCTTTTTATCTCTAGCTAAACCAGCTAGGATCTGTAGACCACTACATGTAGCGTCTGTTGCTATAGGTAGGTATGTGACGTGACAAGTCTGCATAATAATGCATCTATAGTACTCATCACAGGCGGCAAGGAATTGCCACGGTTCTTCAGCACCTTCCCAGAGACCTATATTATCTATAGGATCTTTAGCTACAGCGCTGATTGTGAATAAATGATCCTCTGTCCACTTCAATCTCTCAGCTATAGTAGCTTTATCGAGACCATATGTAGTGGCACATTGGAAGGATAACCAGTCACACGCATCACCTGTTATAACTGACCCATTAGAAAATCTAATAAGACTTTTCCCAAAGTCAGTATCTTGAGGCGTTAAGAAGGAGGGTATAGGGTATACTCTACCTCTATAATCAAAAGACCAAGGTATAAAGAACTCCTTATCTCTAAACTTCTTAACTGCCTCCATAGTCATCCTTGTACGGCATGAACGTCTGAATGCATTAGCATTAGTATTCATCACCTCTGCAGCAGCTCTACGGTATCTCTTACGAGATTCCTTGTTGTCTGCTATATCTACAGGTTTGGGAGGGAGGTCCATATTAACTATAGGTATAAATTTACCTACGCTAATCCCTTTCTCACCGAGCTGTTCGGCTACGTTTACAGTGAAGGTATTAAGTTGGTATCCTACCTTCTGAATCTTGTTCAGGAAAGCGATTGGGTTTTCTCCCTGTATACATGTGGGATCGCTCCGCCTAACCATTTCATGACCTCTCATGATCTCGTTAAGCAAGTAGCCACCAGGCTTCTCACCCCAGTCATTAGGTTCTATCAACATTGGCCAAGCAAGTGGAGCAAATAGCTCACTATCTTGCATCACCTTGTCCTTGATAGCCATGAATTCAGCAGTAGGTACAACGTAATTAACTCTACGTCTTCCCTCTTGCCTCATGTCCTTATAGAACCAACCACTAGTCTCCATGATACAGTCTAATAACCAAGCACCTAACTTAACTCTATTAGATCTACCCCAAGCTGTCCATTGTTCTACATCATAACGATTCATTAGTGTTTGTATCACTACAATCTTCTGATGTGTACCTATAGACTTATGCCAGTAGTTCTTTTTTAGTGTGTAAAGTAAGCCTGGTGCAGCATTTTCGTAATGTCTCATTTGACATTCATTTTCTACTGCAATACCAATCGAATCACATACATTAACAATCTGATTACTACCATCCTTGTAACTGAATACCTTATCAAAGGTAAGCTTACATGCAATAGCAGCAGCAGCTAACGGTTCAAGAGTAGCTAAGTATCTTTGGATTTCTTTGAATGATCTACCTGTCTTCCCTTCTTTAATTCGGTTAGTTGTCGATTGTATTCGTTCGACGACGACAGGAAGTAAAGCATCAATAGAAGAAATGCCGTAAACAGTAGCAGAAGCATAGCTCTTTTCCTCTAACTTAGTTGTGTTATCTCTAAGACGTTTTAGTCCTTGAGCTATCTGATCTCTTTCGAGTTTGATTTGCTCATCAATCTGAGCTGGTGTCGGCATAATCTTGAATCTCGTCGTTGACTTGATCAATTAATAGAGATTTAATCTCATCATAATGAGGGTGATCTAAGGAAAGCAAGTCTAATGCTTGCTGTTCATAAGATATTATATCATCAAGCGAGCGGGTCATCATAAGGGTCCTCCATTTGTGCTGTTAAAATGTGTACAGAATCATGGTTACATACAGTGAACTCAAAGTCACCAGCTTCCATGCGTTGTTCTAGTTTCTTCTTAGCAGCAGCAGGTTTCAAGTATACATACTCCTTAACCTTACCAGTCGTTAGACTACGTTCACGTATAAGGAAGTTACAAGATGATGGTAGTTCCCATCCTCCTATCTTCCAATCCATGAACT